GCTGATTGGGACTTTGGTACTAATCCTTGTAGTGAAATTATATTAAGACCTAATCAGTTTTGTAATCTTACAGAAGTAGTCGTAAGACCTACAGATACAGAAGAAACATTACATAGTAAAATAGAAGTAGCTACTATATTAGGAACAATACAAGCTACACTTACAAACTTTGGTTATCTACGTAAGAGATGGCAAACTAATACAGAAGAAGAAAGATTATTAGGTGTATCTCTTACAGGTATTATGGATAATAGTTTATTATCTAGAATGAGAACTCAGTTACCAGATGTATTAGCTAAAATGAGACACAAAGCTGTACTAACTAATGAAGAGTGGTCAAAGAAATTAGGTATACCACAATCAACAGCTATTACTTGTGTTAAACCTTCTGGTACAGTTAGTCAATTAGTTGATAGTGCTAGTGGTATTCATGCTAGACATAATCCATATTACATTAGAACAGTAAGAGGAGATAAGAAAGACCCATTAACACAGTTTATGGCAGACCAGGGTATACCTTGTGAAGATGATGTAATGCAACCTAATAATTCTGTATTTTCTTTTCCTATGAAAGCAGACCCTAGTGCTATATTTAGATATACTATGACTGCTATCGAACAGTTAGAGATATGGAAGTGTTATGCACAACATTGGTGTGAACATAAACCATCAGTAACTATATCTGTTAAGGAACATGAATGGATTAATGTAGGTAATTGGTGTTGGGATAATTTTGATACACTATCTGGTATATCATTCTTACCTTTCTCAGACCATACATATCAGCAAGCACCTTATCAAGATATAGATGAAGTGCAATACAATGATTTACAATCTAAGATGCCAAAGGATATTGATTGGAGTAAGTTACAAGATTATGAAACAGAAGATAATACAAGAGGTTCACAGGAGTTAGCATGCAAAAGTGGTTCGTGCGAATTGGTGGATATATAGTTAACTTTATGGCTATTTGCATGGGTGCTTGGTGCATCTATGTAATAGTCATGGCTATATTAAATACAATAGGTGTAATAAATGTTTGATTATATTGTTATTTCTATAAGTATAGCATTAATATTAATTGCACTAAGTTCATAAAAAAGTTCTTGACTTTTATAGTTACTTAGTGTATAATTACAAAATGAGTGCCAGAGATGGACTCTTTTTTAACTTGCTTATTTAAGGAGATAAATATATGTTTGAATTAGATACATTTTCAAGACAAGCTATTGGCTTTGATAGATTGTTTGATGTGATGAATAACATGAGAGGGACAGATACAAACTATCCACCTTATGATATTATAAAAAAAGATGAAGAAACTTTTGTTATAGAGTTTGCTTTGTCAGGATTTAAGAAAGATGATTTGAATATTGTTGTTAAAGAAAATCATTTAACTATAGAAGGTGATTATGCAAGAGCAGAAGAAAATGAATACTTGCATAAGGGTATTGCTAAGAGGTCTTTTACTAGGGACTTTGTTCTAGCAGACACGTTAAACGTTGAAGACGTTACATTCAGCGAAGGTATATTGAGAATAACTATCAAGCAGATTATACCTGAAGAACAAAAACCTAAGAAGATTAAGATTAATTAAATTGTAGGGGAGTTGTAAAAGACTCCCCATTTTTTTTGGAGAAGATATGAATAAGTTATTTGTTGTGCTAACATTATTATGGTTACAAAATATATTTTTTACTAACGTACATGCTTTTGATTCGTTAGGATATAGATACTATCATGATTTAGATAATGAACATGATGGTTCAAAGTTTAGAGCTTATGCTACTAAAAAGTTTTATCAAAGTAAATTAAAGTTTGCTTATGAAAGAAAAAGAACAGGTACAGGTATAGAAGCAGGTACTTGGTTTATTGACCACGAATATAAATTTTAAGGATAAAGTAATGCATATGCTATTAAAAAATCAAATGGTAAACACAGTTTACGTAGGGTATGACCCTAAAGAACATACTGCTTATGAGGTATTAAAATTTTCATTAGAAAGAATATCCACTAAACCTGTTAGAGTTATACCTTTGAGAAGAGATATACTTACAAAGATAGGTATATATACTAGAAAACATAATAGTATAGGTGGTCAAGATTATGATGAGATAGATGGTAAACCTTTTTCTACACAGTTTAGTTTTAGTAGGTTCTTAATACCTGCACTAAATATGTATGAAGGTTTAGCTTTGTACATGGACTCTGATATGTATGTAAGGTCAGATATATCAGAACTATTTGAGATGTGTAAGGATAATTATTATCCTATTCACGTAGTTAAACATAAATATGAACCTAAAAATAAAACTAAAATGGATGGTAAAGAACAACATACATATCCTAGAAAGAACTGGTCTAGTTTAATTATGTTTAATTGTGGTCATGAGTTAAATCAAAAGCTTAAACCACAAGAAGTAAATACTAAATCAGGTAGATGGTTACATACATTTCAATGGTTACCAGATAAAGAAGCAGATATAGGTACAATACCAGAGGAATGGAATTGGTTAGATAATCATTCTTCTTCTGATATAGACGCAAAGAATGTTCACTTTACTACTGGTGGTCCTTGGTTTAAAGATTGGGGTTCTAAAAGAGACATAGATAATAAGTATGCTATAGAGTGGAGTAATGATGCACAATGGCTACAAATGCAAGGTATATTAGATGTTAATAAGGATTACATGATATGAAGATAAATTTTGTTACATGTTTTAATGAGGACTTATACAATAAGTTTGGCACTTTACTTTTTAAATCTGTTTATGAAAACTGGGAACCTACTTTAAAAGTAAAAGCTTACTATCATAATTTTCCTGCTGATAAATATTCATTAGAAAAACATATTGATTATACAAACCTTGAAGAACACAGAAAATATAAAAGATTTGTAAAAGAAAATGCTGTTCATAATGGTACAGAAGATGGACAGATACCTTATAATGATAAACTTGATGCTATTAAATGGTCACATAAAATGTTTGCTTTAACTGACCATGCTTTTACATTAGCAGAAAAAGATAAAGAACCAGGTTGGTTAGTATGGATTGATGTTGATTCATATGCTACTAAAAGATTAACACAAAAAGATTTAGAAAAGATATTAACTGATAATGCAGATATAGTGCATACAGGTAATCATTCATTTATTGCTTTTAATTTAAATAAAAAGCCACCACTAGATTTATTATGGGATTTAAGAAGAACCTATATGAATGGTGAGGTTATACAATATAGAGAATGGACAGATAGTTTTATTCTTGAAAGACTTTTAAATATATACAAAGCACATGGTTTAAAAATAAAAGATGCTAGAGATATTATACCTAGTTACGTAATACATATGGCAGGAGCATCTAGTTCTAATATACTACCACTTAGAGATTCTAAAGGTAATCGTGTATTTGAATTATCAAAAGATAAAGTATCACAAGATATTAGACCTGCAAGATATGAAAGAAATGCAGAACTTATAAGACATTTTAAACCTAAAACTATATTAGAAACAGGTACGTGGAATGGTGGTCGTGCTATTGAGATGGCATTAGCTGCTTTTGAAAACACAGATAAAGTAGAATACTATGGTTTTGATTTGTTTGAAGATGCTACAATAGAAACAGATAAAGAAGAATTTAATGTTAAAGCACATAATACTTTAGAAGCTGTAGAAAAAAGATTAAAAGATTTTGCTAAGAAGATGAAAGAAAAAAATAAAACATTTAATTTTGTTTTAACTAAAGGAAATACAAGAGAAACATTAAAAGCTGAAAACTTATTTAATTTTTTACCAGACATTGACTATGCTTTTATAGGTGGTGGTGATAGTATAGCTACAAAACAAAGTGATTATGATTGTTTAAAACATATACCTGTTATTGTATTAGATAATTACTTCTCTAAAGATAAAGATGGTAACACAGTTAAACCAGAGTATTGTGGAACAAATAAAGTAAAAGATAATTTATCTAAAACTATTAAGAATAATATTATACCTAGTGAAGATAAAGTTAGAGATGGTGGTAATACACATTTATTATTAATAGTAAATGATAGTAAGTTACCATCTCCACCTAGACATTTATTTAGTGTACCCATCAAGGTAAATCCTAGAGATTGTGTACCTAAAGATTACATAAGAACTAATATTAAAACTAATTTTAAACTAATAGATAGATGGTTAGGTAAGTTTCCTATGCATGATACAAAATGTATTATAGTATCAGGTGGACCTTATACAGATTATGCAGAGTTACATGCATTAATTAAGTCTAATCCTACAGCAAAGATAGTAGCTGTTAAACATTCTTATCCTAAACTATTAGAACATAATATTAAACCTTGGGCATGTGTTGTATTAGACCCTAGACCTATTACAGGTACAAGTACACATGGTGTAATAAGAAAAGATTTATTTAAAAACATAGACCCAAGCACTAAATTTTTTGTAGCTTCTATGACAGACCCTTCTGTTACTAATTATTTAATAGAAAGAAAAGCAGATATATGGGGATGGCATGCATTTACAGAATCATTACGTGACCCTG